ATAATTCCTGTAATATCTTTTCTGGTGTGGTGGCGTCGGTGGGTGCTCGATTACCTAGGTCTTCTTTAGCTCGTTGAAGTATCTTGTCACCGCTGTTTAGATGCAATAAATGGTATTTTGTCTTCAAATAAAGAAGTAGTATGGAATAGTTCGTATAGGCGCATATTTAAAATCGTGCTATGAGTTTTACAAATCGTCCCGGACAACTGACAGCAATGGAGGGAAAATATCTAAATTTCACATACATTACATTAGCCTGAAAGGAATATGCCTGTGTGCCAGTATAATTGAAAAATTCTATTTCTTTCGACATGCTTGTTGGGTAAATTCGGAACCATCGGGTTGAATCGAGATACGGGGAGGGGGTTTCGTCAAGGGTGCCATATATCTCAAGAACACCAGTGAAATTCTGTGTCTGCACGCTAAAAGAATGCACACTTGATTTATGATTCAATACTCTTGCACCGGCAATGGCGCTGCTGTAATATCCAAAGCTTGGTGGAGCACCTGTTGGATAGAAACTATCACCGTGTCCACATATCTTCATAGATCTCTACACTCGGTATCGGTGCCACAAATGCTTGTTCGGTGATCTCAATCGTCATCTGAACATCATTATTGAAGTCTGTGAATAATGGTTTGTCGACATAAGAGCCAATGAGATTTTGACCCAACACGAATGGCTGAGTGGCAATCATTACCATATTATACATACCGTGCATGTAAATCTACAATATCGCCGTGCGTCTAATTCTAAGAACACAGTGCCGTTTTGATGTACCTTGTCTTGCCAATTTCTCGAGAACAACCGTGTTATTGTCCGGATCTATAATTCGAGCATAGATTTGATATTGGCACATATTCACCGGTGCGCGATTTGGGTCGAGGATACGAAATATCAATCTATTATTAAGACCTCTGTGTGCCTTCAATGGTTGCAAATTCATAGGACCGATTGTCTCCTTGGTTTACACAGAGTGAAGCACCATCAATGAATAATAGGTGGTATACGTGATCATATGCATATAAATCTATGACTGACTGATTCATTTTCATCCTCTGAGATAACTATATTTATCAATTTTTCAAAAGATAAATAGATGCATGATAGATATAGACCAAATCCAACAAAAATTCCCATTCCTAAGTCTGTTGCGACATAATAATCAGGAATATGTAGGCATTATACAAAATTCAAGTGATAAGATAATCAGTTTCTATGACTACAACTCAATTCTAACTACAGAGGAAAGAATACTGTTTCTTGAGAACGGTGAATGTTGGTGGCAGGAGTCAAATAGATTACTTCCAATCAATCTATTCTTACAAGGCGGAATGAAAGACTTTCGATACTGTATCAAAACACTAGTGAACAAAGATATTGAAGTAGTATTTCGGTCCAGTCACAAGTCTTAGCAATATTATGAGAAAGCGAGTTAAAAAGAGACAAATTCAACTTGTCAGGAAGTTAGGTTGAGTGATTTCATAAAATTTGCCTCGAGCAATAAATTCAAATTCACAACAATGGCAACACCATAAGCGATAGCGTGACCACGCTTGAAATGATATTTATCTTCAGTATTCTTAACCCACACTTCTTTTTCAATTTCTTTCCACGAATAATCTTGTAGGTATGCCTTTGATGGTCTAATTATTGCCAAAATCATTGCTAACTGTTCGATTGACTTTGGTTTATATTTCTTCAACAAATGACTATAGTTATTCAAGTGAAATAGTTGATCGGTTATTTCGGCATCTAAGAATAAATCCCAATCTGGTTCTTTGTTCATTAGTCTTAACAAATGATCTTCATTATGAATATTCTCATAGAAATGAACATTCAGGAAATCAATCTTGAAATATCCATTGACCGCTGCTAACTTATGGTCCATATTGGCCATATTGGTCCACGGATCACGAGATATATTCTGAAAGTAGATTCCGGTATTGTGTTTCTTAGGTTTTCCAGTTTCCTGATCTATTCTTGCTACTATATGTTCGAGGTGTTCGAGAATTTTATCTCTATTTGCTACATCGATGTCAACATCAGTTGAAACTCTTAAATCATTCATAAATATATTCTCACCATTTTAGTTTGAAGAAAATTCTATGTTCTAGATCTTCGATTCTATAAAATAGCCTGTAGGTCATTTTCTTATAATCCGTGTTATCAACGCTATCACCATATGTAACTTTCCAATCCGCAATATTGATTTCATTAATCCTACACCAATCATCTACTTCATTGATAAAGTTGACTATCTCGCTCACACGGTGAATATCGGTATCAATGATGCAATAATCCTTCATAGGCCGGCCATTTCTAACAATTCAGTAATATATGCCACATCATCTTTCTTACTATTGAACTTCTTATGCCAAAACGGCGGATCGATAATATTACCAATGAGTTTGATATGATCTTGATTAAATTTCTTTATTAGAGTGTCGCCGGATTCTGAAAGATATAATACCCACGGACTTATCTTTCCATATTTTATCAGATGTGCTGCTTCATTTAGATTGATAGATTGAAAGAAATCACACAATTGAGTATTATTGTCTTTACTCCATTCTTCCATTGTAGTGATAGATCGTTCTACTGCTACATCATCGGATTCTCGCTTAATCAAATCCTCGATATATTTCTCATATACGAAATCCTGAGACCAATCTTTCAATTTTATGCCACTGTGGATTACAAAGTCTATGAACTGAGACATATTCACTGGCTTTATGCTCACGAGATAATTACCAAATCTTACAAAATCAATGTAATACGGACTATCAATGAATTCTTCAATTGTCTTTGGTTTCTTTGATTTGGTGGTTAATTCATAGAATCTTTGAAATGTCATCAATGCGAATCTGGAGTGTGGTGCATCAATTTGAAGATATCTTTGCTTCTTTGGACAGAGGTGTACTGTTAGTGAGCTCAATTTATGAAATTTTCTATCACAATATTTGCATTGATGCAATTGTTCCATCATCTCATCTATCTTTAAGCAATTCAGCAATTTCCTTATCTCCGTATCCATTATCTTTGAAGAAATGTTTGAAATCTTCCTTTGTGTTTATAGTCAATAATAAGTCTAAGTCACTATCTTTAATTAATGGTTTTAATTTGATTATTTCTTGTTCCAGTTTATTCTTCTTAAGACCTTTCGGTGGTGCTATCCACGGGCGATATTGCTTCTTATTCAATCCACATAGAGTCAACAATTTCCATTGTAATCCTGGATGCTTTGATAATGCGTTAAAATTGGCATTTACTATATCATTCACCATTAAGATATAATGCTCTGAATTGGCATTACTTGAACTAATATATCTCATTATCACATATGGTATAAATTCCTTCTTCTGATCTACTGTCAACTTTTCGTAATAATCCTTCTTACGATAATCAATGGCACTCAATACATCTGCCAAATTTAGTGTTCGTCCTGTAGATTTCTTTGTGGATTGAATATCATCAGTATTCTGATTCAATTCATACAATTCTTGTAACCAGTCATTGATATTTTCCATAATTTACTCAAATAATGATCCCACTGATATTACATCGGGTAATTTTGTTGTGTCCTTTACTACGAGAATACAATTTGGCTGTGGTTTATCCTCAATCGGCACTACTAAGATATTTCCGTGTTTGAGTTTTGGCACAAACCACTTTATTTCCACATACACATTAGTCATATTTATTTCATATGGTTTTGGCACCATATGTCGCAATGGGTTAAACACCATTGTATGAAACCCTCGATCATTCAAATCCTCAAGTGGCATTATCTCAATGTCACTATAATATTGATCACATACTAATATCGACCAATCAAGTGGTAATTGAACCTTCCACTGACCGATTTCTAATATTACTGCGGTAGAATTGAAACTTTCTAAGAATATGAGTGGAATAAAGAAATAATCCGGGTTCTTTGGATCAGAATAATCCAACACACCGATATCTTAAATCTTCTACTTCGCTTGGCATAATATTCAAATTGAATGGCTTATTATGCTCGGTAAGAATCATCATTGCTATATTTCCTTTTCAGTAATCTACTTTTGTCATTGTGAATGGATATCCTGCCATTTGGTAATGCTTCTTTCGTTTGGCCAAGTGTCTCTTCGAATATTTACAGTTTGAAGTAATATCATATATATTCACAAAGTCTTTGTCTGGTGCTACACGAAGTCCGCGACCGATACTCTGGATACATCTTACAAATGAGGTTCCGGCTTCGAACAGGAATAGATTGTAAATTCTTACAATATTGATGCCGTGTACTCAATACTCCATAGGTGGCAATTATTACTTTGCCGTCAACTTCCTGCATTTCCTTATATTCTTCTTTTCTATCTTTCGACTTTACTTTACCCGATATAAAAATTGATCCCGGAATGAGTTTCTGTATCATTTCACCAGTTTCAATTCTGTCAACCAATATCACAGTATTTCCTGTATTGGATATTTCATCTACCGTCTTAGCAATGAATTTAATCCTTGATTGATTTGTAGTAAGCCATTTTAATTCAGTCTGATAGTTTGAGAAGGATTCACCGAACATCCTTCAATTGCCATATATTAATATGCAGCTTGGCGAGAATACCTTTCTCTTGTAAGTCTGCCGTTTCAATCCTATTAAGCAATGGTCCGATACAGGAAGTAATTGCTACCTTTTCTATTTCTTCAAGTGGCATTGTTCCTGTCAATCCCCACCTAATTGGACAATTTGCCAATGGACCTGATAGTAGTTGGCGAAGTACATTTCCTTTCACACGATGGGTCTCATCTGAGATCACACATATTACGCCTTCAAGAAATTCTGTAATGGTTATTTCTGCCTTATCTGCATTTGAATTCTTATGTAATACTTCTAAACTCTGCCAAGTAGCAATAATATGCTTCTTACCAAATTCTTTTCTATCACCAAAATACACACCTACATCTAATCCTAAATTCTTATAATCATCTTCAGTCTGTGTCACTAAATCCTTCGAAGGCACAATCACAATAGTTCGACCGATATGGTTCACATTTATGGCTAAGTATAGCACACGAGATGGTCTTTCCTGAACCAGTTGGCGCAATTACCACGCCTTGTGGATTTTCAAGGAAGGTATTAATCACCAATAACTGATGGTCGAGCAGTTCTATTGGCTGACCTGCTCTTGTATGTCCTTCTGGCCACGAAATATGACTATAGCTATTCTTATCTATTTTATCAAAAGTGAAATTATAGTTGGTTCTTTCATCTTCTATTTCAATCTCATAACCTGCAGCCTGAACTATTGGTAATAGTCGATCAAGTAGATTAAGATAAGTTCTACCACCGAATATCAGTGTATGACATTTTGCCGGTTCCATCGACCGGAGGCGTACTGCTGGTGTAAAAGCCGCGCCAGGAATGACATACTCAGTTTCCTGAATTAGCTTTCGTCGGATATCTGGCGGCAGATCGAGAAATCTGCAATTTATTTCATCAATGATTTTTAGTGTTGTTTTCAATTAAAATTTCCTTTTATGCTGCATTGTAGCACAATTCTCTATAAATGTCAAATTCCATCAATGCACTGTGGCATCATCTATACCGGCCGCCTTAAGTTTCACAATGTGGCTTAACATCCAACCGTTTTTGTTCCAGTCCTTTGGTAATACTTAGAAACTTATTTCTCAATAATGCCACTTCATTGACTAACATTGAAAGATCGATGACTTCAGTGACCCCATCACAATACTTTTCTGCATCACGACTTGTAAGTGTTCTAGGATAATGTTCAATGAATTTCTTAAAGTGTTCAGCTCGTTTCTTTTTCAAAAGTATATTCATATGTTCTAATACACTCTCAATGACTTGTAATTGTGTGAAACGCTGCTCAACTACACCGTGGCAGTTCAGCAGCGTGTTTTTCAATGCTCTTACCTTTTAAGGATAATTCAAATCTAGCATCAGTCAATTCTTTTTCATAATACACAATGAAATTTGGAATTTCAGAAAGATCTGCCGTGATTTTATAATACCAGTCTATACCTGCCATTAAAGAACCTTTTTAATTCCATTTTCCATTGCTTGAAGAAAGAACATAGCATTCTGCGCTCTTGTTACTTGGCGTTTCTTAATCATCATCATTTTATGTGGAACTTTGAGATTTTCAGTGATAGATTGTTGAACCTTTATTAAATTCTTTGGGTCTGTAATCCAAACTACATAGTTCGAATCAGTCTTTATCATTTCTTTGAATTCTTTAATTAGCAATAGAGTATCTGTGGTATTCTTAGATTGAATTGTTTCAAGTAAGGTTGTGCTGAAGTCGGCAATAGTTTTTGGTTCATTGGTTTGCTGCAGTGGTAATTCTATTTCAATATTCGTCGTTGTCGTCATCGTCGTCCCCATTATCAAGTTCGCCATAATAGTCTTTAATGGCTGTTTTCAATTCTTTATCAAGCCCCTGCTCTTTTTCTAACCCGTCAGTCATTCCAAAATCGTCAAACACAGCGATAATAGAATCTGCAACATCTGCTCTTTCTTTCACTGGTATGTATGGTTTAATTCTCGACCATAAATCCACAATCAAATCTACATTATTACTTTGAATCATTTCCTATTCTCCTTCTTCAATATCATCTGCTACTGGATTTACTACAATCAAATCATCTTGCGTGAATTCATCCATAACTATTTTCATTTTATCGAAATCATTCCAGTCTTTTCTAAAATAATTCATCTCAGCACCGGTGGTCTTTGACATATATCTATATCTATTACCATTCTTTACAAATTTTCCGGACTTCTCAAATAGATCAAATAACCCCGAAATAGGATCTAAACCAGTGGCATAAGGAATATTAATCTTGATAGTTTCGAATGGTTTCGAATATCGAGTCTTAACTACCTGGCACACTGAGCGAATACCAGCAACCTCGGCAATCTTATTACCGTCCTCGTCTTCTTTGAGTTTTAACTTTCTCATCGCAACTACCATTGAGGCAGCAAAAATTGGACCTGTGCCACCGGATATGACATCATCTGGCGAGAACATATCCTGACTCTTATATGTGTGTAATGTGCCGACACATTCCAACATTGTATTGTCCAAACATATTTACACAATTCGTCACTAACGCTTTCAGCTGTTTTGCCTTATGACCCATATCGCCGTTTCATTTGGCCAGCCTCAAACTGATTTAATGCTGCCGGAGTTAATAGCATTGAAAGACTATCAACTATAAAAATTACTTTGGGACGATCTTCGCTAGATTTCTCTCCGTAATTTTCTTTATATTCGACCATAAAATCTGAAACTACTTTGGCTACATCATCTACCATAGCCATATTAAGTTTCATCAATTTATCTTCACTTGTATCAACACCTAATGCTTTCAGCCATGATTCATCGAGAGCATTTTCCGAGTCGATTAATACAACAAAAATTCCTTGTTGCTGAGCATTTCTTGCTATATTTCCCGAAACTATAAAACTCTTACCGCTACCGGATTCACCGGCAAATAATGTCACTTTTCCTAACGGAATACCTTTATAAAAATCACCACTTAATAGAAAATTGAGTCCGTGTGAACCGAGTTGATATCCATGTATCGGGGTCGTGAAATCCGATACTTAATCCTGCAATACTCTTCGTAATAGATTTACGAAATTTGGAAAGGTCGAGAGGCTTTGTCATAATTTATCCTTTATTCATAGCAAAAATAGGAACCATTGTCGAAACAATGATCCCCATTCTATATTTCAGTTTGATTTCTTACGATTTACGATTACGCAATAGTTCCAAAATTTCTTTCGGTGACTTTGTGCCGCCAGTGACTTTTGTCTCGACTACTGAATCTTCATTGGTATGATCAGATACCTTTGCAGATGAAACTACTGGTCGTGCGTTTTCGAATTGTTCTTCGGCCGCTGCTACATCTGCGTCAGTCACATTCGAAGTATTTGTTGGTGCAGATTCAAAACCATATGGCTTATAGAATTTTGACCACTTTTCAGGATCGTAGTATTCACCGGAGATTGATGCTTCGAACATTTCAAAGATTGCTGTCATTTGTTCGGCATTTGGTTTCTTTGGTAAGAAACTATCTAGCTTGTATAAACCAAATTGATCAACCGCAGCAATTTGCTCTGCTGTCAACGCTGATTCTTTTCTACCCCATTTGGAAGTATTATAATCCGCATATCCGCCTTTGCTAGTTTTTGCGATAATGAAATCAAGACCTTTCACATAATCAGTTGGCAATGAGTCCAATTCTGGATCCATTAATGCTGCTTTGATAAGTGGAAATAGTTGTGGACCGATAATGAACTTTCTGATTGGATTTTCCGGAGCTACATCATCTGGTACAGAATTCTGTTTGACGAATCCTTGGAACAGATATGTAGATTTTTTCCAATATTTACGAGCGGTATCCTCAAGGGCCTTGTCTTTCCACATAGGACGAATTTCTGTTAGAATTGGACACTGGGAACCGTCGTTATACATTTCGACACAGGGGACTTGTACCTCTACCTCTTTTCCAGTGGAATCTTGACCACAAATTCCTGGAAATTTCAATTTTATTATTTTCTTCTCTACCCAGAAAAAGGTATTCTCGGGTGAGCCGTCCTCTAAGAAACGGATTGTGGATGAGCTACCGTCCGGCATATTCCAGTGCGGAAATAATACCTTGTCATTATTAGAATTGTTGCCAGTTCTCTTTGAGTCGAGTTCTGCTAATTTTTTTCGGATTTCGTCAAGTTTGGATGCCATTATATATTTTCCTTTGAGTTTAAAATGGTGGTTATTGAATGCTAAGAATTTGTGTAAGACATTGAGTCGCATTTGTCTCAGTGCCTTATTATGTGTAATTATACGCTGAATCGCCCAAGAAGTCAAGCGAATTAGCAATGATTTTATAAGTATATTTATCGGTCGCTAAAAGAACTTGAAATCAAAGCGATCAAAGTAACATTCGAGATCCATTGACTCTTTGATCAAGTTGGTCAATGTCGGGTCTTTGATTATTTCTGAATTTTCAAACACTGATTTTACAATTGCCTTTTCGAAATCGTTAATAGTACCTTCCTTTACTAACTTATTGCCAATCTTCGATATAAATTCTGCCAGTTCAGTATTCTCTACTATTCTTAATGCTAATTCATTCAATCTAAATCCTATCTGTGAATTCTTACTTTTGAATTCAAACATTGGTGTTGTATTTATTGCTTCGGATCTAAGACGAATTACACTGTTTGCTGATTCTTCTATTCTTTTCAAATATGTATCTTTTTCGGATACCAATTGCTTTACAATAGGCAACACTTCTTCGAACTTTTCATCGAATTTCTTAATTGTGAATAACTCTTTCAAATTACTCAAATCTTCTTCTTGAAGTGGTGCTCTTTCGAAAGTTTCTATTCTTGCCTTAATACTTTCATAGGTATTTGAACCAGTAAATTTCTTCAATTCTAATTTAATGGTCTCGATATTCTCTTTAATAGTATCGATAATTCCGGAACTATTTTCATTGATCAAATTATTCGAAGTGACATAACGATTGAAACCTTGTAATTTCATTAACCAGCCAGTGTTCTCGATAATATAAGCGCCGACCTTATCGTGAATCTTACCTTCGTGGGCCATATGTTGCGCCATTGCTCGAGCACCGTGATAAATTGATATGCGGGAATCTAAATCTTTCACCATTGCATTCTAAAAATATAGCACTGATACTTCTCGACCTAGCACCGACGAGTTTCTTCATTGACTGGTTTCTTATGGCGAACAATCAACTTTACATTTTCGAATGTCTGCTTTGATGTTTTGCGTGATCCAGTCATTTTATTTAACCCTTCAGTCACTGCTTCATCAACTGCAATATAATAAGACACCGGCCCGGTAAAATTCATACCAGTCTTTATTCTACCATCTGTCACTAAAGAATTCAATACGGGTTGAAGATCGCTTATATGTACCCCAACTTGATTTGACAAGTCATCTGCTCTCATTTCTCCGTTGTCTTTGAGTATGTTCAATACTTTACCAAGTAAGTGACTATTCACTGGAGTGACCATATTTTCATTCATATTTTTATCCTCTTGCATCTTTGCTTTATATGCGAAATCCCTTGGTTGAATACTTTTACCAAACACCTTGATTGAGAAATTCAGTAAAAAATCATTGGCAATCTTTCTAACACGAACTTGTAATTCTTGAAATGAATCAAAGTCGGTAGTGTTCCCTTTATTGAAATCTAATTCATTAGAATCTTCATCTATAGTAATCATGAAATTCGGATGGTGGACAAAGAATCTTCGACCTTCGTATGGATTTGTAGTTTCCGCACCGACCTTGATCGAAAATCTTTATTTGAAATCCATTGCCTTTCAACAATGAAAATACCTTTTCTGCTACTTTTTCAACTTGAATCATTGATTGCCTTTTATTTTCAAGTATTTATCACTTCTTTAGTGATTTTAGAAATTCTTGATAGGAGCGCCAGTACCTCTCAGTTGTTTTAATGTATGGCTCCGCTTCTGGCCACCTATCTCCTATTACATCTCTGGCATAAAAATATGCGTAACTTGGATCTTTCATTATATATGGTTCTGCTTCTG